AATTAAGTTTATCTTTGCCTACGTTAACGATGAAAATCCTATTACTGAAGATATTATTATAAATTTGGCTTTTACTCCTATTAAGCAGCAATTAAAACGAGACTTAGTTAAGTTCTTGGAAATCAAAGAAAAACGTAGTGAAGCGGGTAAAATTGGAATGGCTAAAAGATGGCAAAGTATAACAAATGATAACAAAGCATTACAAACGATAACAAACATAACTGTAAATGATAATGATAATGTAAATGATAATGTAATAAATACAAAAGCAGATGTAATTTCAACCGACCAATGGGGAAATGAAATTGATGTAAATGGCTTTCACATAAAAACAAAAAAGAAATGATAGTTAATCACAGAAGTAGTGATGAGTTTTTAGAATTGTCTAGATTAGATAAGATTCCTTTGGGTTTAGGTTTAGGTATTGATTTAGATGTTAACTTAAGATTCAAACGTGCTTCATTCAATATTGTTCTAGGACACGCAAATGTAGGTAAAACGTATTGGGTTTTATGGTACTTGCTTTGTTTGGCTAAGAAACATCAATTAAAACATCTAATTTATTCAGCTGAAAATAGTGTGAACGGATTAAAAAGAAATTTGATTGAATTATATGCTGGATGCAAGATAAAAGATATGTTACCTAAACAACTAGAAAACTGTAAAAACTTTATTGAATCTCACTTTGATTTCATAGATGCACAAAAGGCTTGGACTATTGAAGAATTTATGAAAGAAGTTCAAGTGCTTGGTGATTATGATACGTTAATGATAGACCCACACAATTCATTCTTAAAGCCTAAGTTTGCAAATGCTCACGACTTGGATTATGAAATGGCTACTAAATTGAGATTGTTTGCCAAAAAAACGAATACTTCAATTTATATGTGTATTCACGCAGCAACTGAAGCATTAAGAAAAACGCATAAAGCAGGAGATTACGAAGGTATGCCAATGGCACCGAATATGGCAGATGCTGAGGGTGGTGGTAAGTGGGGAAACCGAGCAGACGACTTCATTGTTATTCATAGATATCCAATGCACACTAACTTTTGGATGTATACCGAAGTACATATTAAGAAAGTTAAAGAAACTGAAACGGGTGGTAAACCTACATTCGCTGCCGAGCCAATTACGTTTAAATTACAGAACGGAACACAATTTTTAAACGAAGGTAAAAACGTATTATGAATCAAATACAAATACAACTAGCAAGAATTGATTTAAGCATATCAATTAACCGTTTATTGTTTCGTTCTAAATCATTGCATTTAAGCGAAGAAAAAAAGCAAAACATACTAAGTGAAGCAAAAGCACTTGAAAGTGTATTAGAAACGATTAAAACACTATCTAAAGCGATTGAACAACAGTATAGTATTAATTCAAGTTTGCATTTAGAAAATTTAAGACTGAAAAAAGAACTAATTAAACAACAAGAAGATGAAATATTGTAAGGATTGTAAAGAATCATTCGAACCAGTTAAGAAGTTTAATTCTACTTTATCAACTAACCGCTGCGATGTATGTTTAAAAACTGCACAAGCATTGAAGAATCTCGCTATTATGAAAAAGGAGAAGAAGATTAAGCAGAAAGAAGATTTATTAACATTACAGGACTATCTGAAGATGACTCAGCAAGTATTTAATTCTTGGATTCGACAACGTGATAAAGGTTTAAATTGTATATCGTGTGACAAGCCTTGCAAGAAAGAGAATGCCGGTCACTACTTTTCATCAGGAGGTCACGCAAATGTTAGATTTGATGAGAACAACGTACATCTTCAATGCGAATACTGCAATACTTTTCTTCACGGTAACTTAATTTTATACGGAGTGAATCTAGAGAAGAAAATAGGTAAAGACGAATTCATAATTTTGCGTGAAAAAGCATACGAAGTAAAAAAATTCACGAAGATTGAATTAAAAGAATTACTTTTAACATACAAACAAAAACTAAAACAATGAGTAGAGAAATAATAATAGGCGTAATAGCAGTAGGATTGATATTAATGAGTATATTAGTTGACAAGTACACGAGGTTATAACGGTATCGAGATATGAATAGTAAAACTACGGATATGAAACCAAATACTAAATTGATAAAAGTATATGATGTAAATGACAACTTTCTTGGTTATGAAAGAATCGACATTAGACTTGATAAACATGATATTAATAAACTTCTTAATAGTAAATATCCTTGGAAGTGGGAGTACTACGAGTAGTTTTATTTTTTATATCTCGTGTTATAGCATCGTTTTAATGTGCTATAACGAAAGGCTAACTGCCGTTTCAATGGCTGTTAGGTAACGTTATCATATTGGTGACATTAACAAAAAGATAATTCAAAGTTAAAAGTAAGATAATTCAAAGTTAAAGAATATGAAAGTAGGAGATAAAGTAAAAATGATTAGAGATTCTGAGTCAGATAAAGATTTGACTATTGGTAAATATTATGAATGTCTAGACATAAGTGATAACGGAATTGACATTATTGATGACGTAGGAAATATCAACTTTCTTTTTAAAAATCAATATGATGCTATAAGTGATGCTGTAAGTGATGCTCACTACAACAACACGAATGGAAGTCTTTACCTATTCGCTAATCAACACGAACTTAATGCGTGGGAATTCGATTGCATAAAAAGGCTTGTAAGATGCCGTAAGAAAGGACAATTTAAAGAGGATTTAGAGAAGACAATAAGAGTTATTGAACTGTATTTAAAAGAGATGGAATTATGACAGCAGTAGAATATTATAACTTAAAAGTTATTGATTTAATGAAACAAAGAGAACAAGGTAAAATTGATGCAATTAATTTTAGAAATGAATTAGATCAAGTATTTGTCCGAGTAAAAGAAATGTTTAAAGAGCAGATGATAGATGCTAACAACAGAGGTTGGAAAGTTGCCAGAGAAGGCATTTTTGAACCAGCAGAACAATACTACAACGAAACATTTAAATCAGAAAGATGAAAGTAGAAACAATTGAAAAAATAGGTATAGTATTAACCGTAACATTTATATGTGCATTTAATATTGCATTAGTTGTTGCAGTGTATTATGGGGTATTATAATTAACCTTTAAATCAGAATAAAATGAGAAATATAATAAGACTTATTAAAAAAGTATTTACACATAATCACTGTGATACTTGTGGATTTACAAAAGATGAAGTATTTGTAGTTAAGTATTTTGCAGAAGCTGGACTTGTCCAATGTGAAAAGTGTATAGAAGTTAAAAAAATATCATAAACTTAAATCAGAATAAGATGAAAAAAGAAATTATATTAGGAGTAACATCATTAGCAATATCAATCATTGCTTTTATTATTAGTCTTTACAGATTATTTAACCTTTAAAAACAGTAAAAGATTATGAAATACAGTAAGCAATTAAGTATATTTCAACGTAAACGTAGCTGGGGAAAATTTATGAAAGTATCTTTAGAATTACGTTTATATTTTTGGAATAATAATTTTGAAAACTATTGCAAAAACACGAACAAATGAGAAATTTAATATACATTTTAATAATAAATTTGTTATATAAAGGTATTGATTAGAAATTAATCTTATATTTGACGAAAAAAACATCTATAATGAGTGCTAACTGGTTAAAACACGTTGCTAAACATCATAAAGAATGGGTATCTATTGTTCGTGGATGGGGTGAGAATGAATATTGCGAAGATATTGTTCAAGAAATGTATATCAAACTACTAAAATACACTACAGAAGAAAAGATTATTAAAAACGGCAACGTAAATAAATCTTATGTATGGTTTACACTACGATCTATTTTCATTTCAGCTATAAAAGAAAGAAACAAGATAGATAAAGTTAGAATAGGCAACGGCTTTGAAGTAGAATACATATGTGAGATGGAAGAAAGCATTGCTTATTCACGAATGTTAGGCAAAATTGATAGTGAGATGGATAGTTGGGAATGGTTTGATAAGATGCTATTTAAACTATACGCAAAGTCAGGAGATTCAATTAGAGATATTGCTGAGCGTTCACACATTTCAACGACTTCAATATTTCACACGTTAAAGCATTGTAAGCAAAGAATCAAAGATAATGTATCAGAAGATTATGAAGACTTTAAAAACCAAGACTATGAACGAATATAAACAACAAGTACAAGATGTATTTTTAAATTTTAGATTTGAAATTTCAGATACATATTATAAGGCAAAAGCAACACATCAAGAAGCTGTTGCATTAACTGAAAACTATTTTAAAGATAAACCAAATTACACAATTTACATAAATAAATTAAAATGAATAAAACAGTAAACAAATTTCTAGAAGAACAAGCAGCAAGTATCGCTTTGAAGATGGATGAAATAGGTAAATCCGAAACACCAAACTTAGCAGACTATCACTTTTTGACTGCATTAATGATGAGTATTCAATATTTAACTGAGATGAATAATGGCAAAGCAAGTAAAAAGAACTAGAAGAACACCAGAACAAATGGCAGAAGCAAGAGCAAATGAATCTAAAGGGTTAGGAGATACTTTAGAAAAGGTATTTGAAGCTACAGGAATAGCTAAACTTGTTCACTTCATAGCAGGTGAAGACTGTGGATGCGACAAAAGAAAAGAAACGCTTAATAAATTGTTCCCGTATAACAATCCTTTGTGCTTAACAGAAGATGAATACAACTATATTGATGTATTTGTACAATCGAAACGTGACGATTTAAAACACGCCGAACAAACTCAAATGTTAGCAATATACAATAGAGTGTTTAGAGCAAAAAACGAGCCTACAAATTGCGCTAGTTGTTGGAGGGATATAATGAATGCATTAAAGAAAGTACATAGAACGTATGAAGAAAATATTTAACATCGCAATCTTGTCAATTGGATTGATGAGTTGCAATAAAGAAGTAGCTACACCAGCACCGACTACTTGTGATTGTGTAGAATATCACGAACAAACAGAATTGATTGGAACGTATCCAACATGGCAAATAGGTTGGGCGTATGATTATACTACTGTAGAAATTCCTGACTTGTGTTCTAAAGATAACGGAACTTGGATATACAATTCAAATAGTTCACTACGCTATAAGTACATTTGTCATTAACACATTTTGTGTAACACATTATGTATAAAAACACGAACAATGAAATACTTCAAACATAAAGATAAAGATGTTATCTGTGAGTTAATAGGTAACGAATTAAGATTTGGTAAATGGAAGTGGATAAATGGTATTTGTTCGGAGCAATATTCATTTAAAGAATTAACACCTGAATTTTATAATTCGTTTGAAGAAATAACAGAGATGGAGTTTAATAACATTTGGGGTAATCAACTACAAAGCGCATGAAGTATTATATAGCAGTAGTAAATGATAGATTACATTCACAAGAATGGAAGAAGTTAAAAACAAATCTTCAAGTAAGTGGTTATTCTTATATGGTATTCTTTGATTATGCTATAACTGAAATAGAATTAAATGAAGTTACCAAAGATGTATTCAAGCAAATGGCATATTGTGAGAACTGAATAAACAATACTTTTATCAGAATGGAAGAGAAGAAACAGAACGGTGGCAAACGTGAGGGTGCAGGAAGACCTACAAAGGCAGACGAACTAAAAGTGAATGAATTATTCAACAAAGCACTTAAAGTTCTTTACAAGCAAGATATAGACGAGGATAATAAAATAGCTTTTGTAGTTGATTTATTAGATTCACAACGAGGTCAAATATTTGTTGCAGAACATTTGTTCGGTAAAGCAAAAGATACGGTTGAAACTACATTGAATGTGAACGATTTTAACATTAAAGACATGATTAAGTTTAAAGATTAATTTGGAAAAGTTCATTCTTAAGAAAAAATACGCATCTTTATTTACAAAAGATAATCGGTATTATGTAGTAACTGGAGGTCGTGGTTCTGGTAAATCTTTTAGTATAAATACATTTCTTTTAATGTTGACATACGAGCAAAACGAAATAATATTATTCACACGATTCACATTAACTTCTGCTCACGTTTCGATTATACCTGAATTTTTAGATAAGATAGAAACTGCTAATTTATCAAATGATTTCTATATTACTAAAGATGAAATTGTAAATAAGACAACAGGTTCTAAAATATTATTCAAAGGTATTAAAACTAGTTCAGGTAATCAAACTGCAAATCTTAAATCATTAGCAGGAATAACTTGTTTTGTTTTAGATGAAGCAGAAGAGTTAGTTGATGAGGATATCTTTGATAAGATAGATTTTTCAATACGTTCAAAAATTAAACAGAATAGAGTTATATTAGCGTTAAATCCTGCTACAAAAGAATCATGGATATATCAAAGATTCTTTGAAAGTAAAGGAGTTGAAGCAGGAAGTAACATAACGAAAGGCGATACTACTTATATCCATACAACGTACCTAGATAACATTGAAAACCTTAGTGAATCATTCCTTCAACAGATTGAAACAATCAAGCTAAGACGACCTGAAAGATACCAGCATCAAATTCTAGGGGGTTGGTTAGATAAAGCTGAAGGAGTTATATTTTCTAATTGGTCAATAGGCAAATTTCAAGATGTTGGAACGGTTGTATATGGTCAAGATTTTGGATTCTCAAACGATCCATCTACATTGGTGGCTACTTCAATAGATTCTGTTAACAAACGGATATACTTAAAACTACTGATGTATCAAACGGGGTTGACTACTACAGAAATATACCAATTAGATAAACACTATGCTGAAGATAGGTTAATCATTGCAGATTGTGCAGAGCCTAGATTAATAAATGAATTAAGAGCAAAAGGATTAAATATCTTAGAAGCGGTCAAAGGTCAAGGAAGTGTAACACATGGCATTACAATACTACAAGATTACGATTTAATAGTGGATGAAGATTCAGTTGATTTGATTAAGGAATTGAATAACTACTGTTGGTTAGAAAAGAAATCTAAAACACCAATAGATAAATATAACCACGCTCTTGACGCTATTAGATATGCAGTAGGTTATCAACTAGACAATCCAACAAGAGGTACATACGCAATATATTAGACTATGGAATTTTTACACATGAATGAAATGATTGAACGAGTAGAGATGTTTCTATGGGATTCAAAACAAGCTAAGGTTAAGATTATCATAAACAATCCATTGACAATACATCGAGACATGATGATGTTGAATTATGCTTATGGTATTGCACTAGACTTTTACAAAAATAAGAACTAATTGTTATATAAGGAATGAAGATTGAAATACAAGTACCGACAAAATTAAGTGATATCTCTTTACAGAAATATCAGGAGTTTATGTCGATTAAAGAAAGCAACAAAGACGAAGATTTCATAGGTAAAAAAATGATATCTATTTTCTGTGGCATTAAGATGAATAACGTAGGATTACTTAAGAAGCATTCAATAGATGAAGTTGCTGAATTATTCGTTAGTATTTTCAGCAATATACCTAAACATCAATTGACTTTTGAAATGGGTAGTAAGAAGTTCGGTTTTATTCCAAACTTAGAGAATATTACACTAGATGAATACATCGACCTAGACAATAATATAGGTGATTGGAAAACCTTCCATAAAGCAATGGCAGTTATGTATCGACCTATCATTAAGGAGAAAGGTGACAAGTACGAAATAGAGCCTTATATAAGCAATATTACTTATGCTGACGTAATGAAGCATTCACCATTAGATGTAGCTACTGGAGCAAAGGTTTTTTTTTGGAATTTAAAAAGAGAATTATTGAAGGGTACGATAGTCTATTTGGAGGAGCAGGTGAAGGAGATGAGTATTCAGCTCAAGCACAATTCAATAAAAAATGGGGATGGTATAACTCACTCTACGCACTTGCTAGAGGAGATGTACAGCAATTTGAGAACGTTGGAAAACTTGGACTTCTACAGTGTTTACAATGGCTAACATACGAAAGTGACAAAGTTAAAACAGAACAATCAATGATGAAAAAATGACAGGATTCTACGCGGTTACAACAAAGATAAAAGATACATTAGCATTAGATGCTTTTGTTAACACTATTACAATAGGTGACATATTCGATGTTGATTTAAATAAACAAACAATATTTCCTTTGTCGCATTTGATAGTAAACACAGCTACAAAAGAGGATAAGGTAATGCGATTTTCATTCACTTTGATGTCAATGGATTTGGTTAACGTTTCTAAGGTACAAGTTACAGACCAATGGCTAGGTAATGATAACACACAAGACGTTTTAAATACACAATTAGCTGTTCAATCAAGGTTAACTGAATTACTTAAGCGTTCAAGTATTGTAACAGATCATTATATATTAGATGGTAATCCTACATTTGAGCCATTTACAGAACGTTTTGAGAATAGTTTAGCAGGTTGGGCGTGTACATTTGACGTATTAGTACCAAATGACATGACAATATGTTAGAATTACAAAAGGAATTAGACCGCTTTAGAAAGCGTGTAATGGATGCCGCTAAGAAGAATCTAAGAACAGACAAAAAGCGTGTTACATCGAAGCTATATAACTCTATTAGTTCATATGCAAAGGTAAGCAAGAACAGTTTTGAGTTAGGTTTTGATTTGGGTGCTTATGGTAACTTTGTAAATGACGGTGTAAAAGGTGCAAATCCATCAAGGGTTAAAGGTGGTAGACAGAAAGCTCCGAATTCACCTTATAGTTTTAAGGCGGGAAAACAAAGTATAAACACAAATAGTCTAGGTGAGTGGATGAAACGAAAAGGAATCCATCCAAAGAAGATTAAAGGCAATAAGGCAATAAGCCAAAATACTTTGAAGTTTCTTATAGGGCGTTCAATTCATGCACAAGGAATAAAACCTAGCATGTTCTTTACTAAGGCATTCGAAAAGGAATTTAAAAACCTATCTAAAGACGTTGTTTCGAGTTTTGGATTAGATGTTGAAGATTTATTAAAATATAGTTTAAATGGCAAATAGAATTTTTACACGATCACCGTTCAATGTTACGGTAACAGGAACAGCTAACCAAGATACAACTTGTGAGTTATTTATATGGAATGGCACTTATTCAAGTGCTGCACCTGGAGCAGCTACAAGAACACTATCTAAGAAAGTACCTAGTTCTGTAGTTACTACGGTTAATTATAACATCTCTAACTACATTCGTGAATACATATCTTTTACAGATGAGCCTCAAATATACAATACTACTTCAGATGTAAATATAGTGCAGTTTTGCAACGTTAAAGTAAAGCTGTATTTAGCAGGTGTATTGCAATCAACTACGCAATATGTAGCATTAGATGGATTTGGATATTATGAAGACGATTATAATCCAACGCTTCAAACTGCAATGCTAACAGAAGGAACTTATTACTATCATTACGATTCTAGTGGTGCTGTTTCAGATATAAACAAAAGACCCGGTCATTTAACTATTGACGGCTTATCAACTTGGACTGTGAAATATACTAATTTGGTTTCAGGTGCTACTTATTCACAATCATTATCTACTACAATGCTTCGTAAAGTTCCAAGAGTATACGTTACTTATTGGGCGGATGGTAACAAGGTTGAAGTATTAGATGGTAGTTTAGCAGTTCAAGCAACGTACTATTTTAAACCGATTGAAGAATGTAAATACGATGTTTACTATTTAGACTTTATTAATCGTTTTGGAGCGTGGCAAAAGGAGTTTCTATTCAAGGCTTCTAAGCAATCAATGGAGGTCAAGAATACCGATTATAACTTAATGAGTTCAAGCTATAATTATAATCCATTAAACGCTACTAAAAGTGTAATGAATGCGAACGGTAATGAATCAATTAGATGCAATACTGGATGGGTGGATGAATTCTTTGGAACTTCTACTTTAAAAGAGTTATTATTAAGCGAAAGAATCTTATTGAATGGTAAGCCTGTTAAGATGAAAACTAAAGGATTCGAAACTCAGAAACATATAAACGAAAAGTTGATTAATTACGTATTGGAATTTGATAATGCTTACGATATAATCAATAATGTAATATGAGAGCGGTTAAAATATTTATTGAGAATCTTCAACTTGATCTATTTACGGATGAAACAATAGAAGTTACTTCAAGCGTTCAGAATATAGCTGATATTGCAACGGTATTTACTGACTTTTCACAAAGTTTTAGCGTTCCGTGTACACCGAATAACAATAGAATCTTCGAACACTACTATAATAACGATGTTAATACTACAATTGACCATAATAAAAGACGAGCAGCAAGGATTGAAATAGACACTGTGCCATTTAGAACTGGAAAAATACAGTTAGAAAAATCTAGTTTAAAGAATTCTAACGCTGATAGTTATTCGGTTACTTTCTTTGGCGATGTTGTTACGTTTAAAGATTTGGTTTTAGAAGATAAATTAAAAGATTTAGACTATTCAACTATTAATCATGCTAATTCGGGTGCTGAAATTCAAGCAAGAATTGAAACGAATTCAAGTATTACAGATTACGATGTTAAATATCCTTTGATTTCTTCAAGCCGTCAATGGGGTTATGGTATCACGGGGACAAATGACATCAATACGGTGGGCGGTGCGGTTGTTTATAGTGATTTATTTCCTGCTGTTCGTGTTGCTTCAATCTTTGAGTTGATTGCGTTAAGATATAATGTAACTTTTACGGGCAATATTCTAACAAACAAAAGATTTACGGATGCATTCTTATTGTACAAGAATAAAGAAGTAGCAACAACTTATGGCGAACCTAGTGATTTAATATTTGGAGTAGCTAATGCACCAACTGATATACTTTACAATTCTTTAGTACAACAACATCCTATTCCTGACTATCCAATTGTTTCGCCTGGTGAAGAAATTATGTCGGCTAGGTATTACGATATTAACGTCACTATTGTAACAGCA